CCAGCGCACCGTGATCGCCGGCGTCTTCGGCGTCCCGCCGCAGTTCGTGGGCGATCTGGAGCGGGCGACCTTCAACAATGCCGAGCAGCAGAGCCTCGATTTCGTCCAGCACGTGATCCTCCCCTACGTGCGCGAGTTCGAGGCGGCCATGGAACGCGATCTCTTGACGGACGAGGACCGCGCTGGCGGCGTCATCCTCCGCTTCAACCTCGATGCAGCCCTGCGCGGCGACTACCTCACGCGCCAGCAGGGCCTCAAGATCCAGCGCGAAGCCGGCGTCGTCAATCCGAACGAGTGGCGCGAGCAGGAGGGGATGAATCCGCGGCCCGACGAGGGCGGGGAAGCGTACTGGGATCAGGGGCCGAGCGGCCAGGGACGGTCCGCCGAGCCCGCAGTCCCCGCGCTCAACGGCCGGAACGGGGGCAGTTGATGGAGCGACGGGACATCCGACTGCTGGATACGAAAGCCTCAGCCGACACCCCGGGGCAGTTCGCGGGTTACGGGGCGGTCTTCGGCAATGTCGACGCCACCGGCGACGTGATCCAGGCGGGCGCCTTCAGCGACACCCTCAAGGAGTGGAAGAGCCGCGGGAAGCTGCCGCCGATGCTGCTCCAGCACGGCGGGGGGGTCTTCGGCGGCGGCGCGGAGGACATGCTGCCGGTCGGCGAGTGGACCTCGATGGAGGAGAACCGCCGCGGCCTCAAGGTCGAGGGCCAGCTCTTCGCGCTCGGAACGGAGAAGGGCCAGTACATCTATGAAGGCCTGCGCGCCGGCGCGCTCGACGGCCTGTCGATCGGCTTTCAAACCCGCGAGTCAATCACGGGCACGCGGGCGGGGGAGCCCGACCGCATCCTGACGAACCTCGATCTCTGGGAAGTCTCCATCGTGACCTTCCCCGCGAATCCGAAGGCCCGGGTGACGGCGGTAAAAGCGCTCACGCTCGACACCCTGCGCGATCTCGAGGGCTATCTCTACAGGGATCTGCAGGAGTTCGGATTCTCAAAGAGCGACGCGAAGCGCGCTATCGCGACGATTCGGAAGTACCTCCAGCGGGACGCTGGAGAAGACTCAGACGGGCAGCGGGACGCTGCTGCGGCTGGTGAGTTCAATGAACACCTGGAGATGCTGCACCTCCAGGACTTACTCACCCACATCACCACAGCAGGAGGTCGCCACTGATGTCTCTCCAAGAGACCATCGACAAGATCGGCATGGCGTTCGAGGAGTTCAAGAAGGTCAACGACCAGCGCCTCGAGGCCGTGAAGGCCGGCAACGAGAGCAAGGCCACCGAGCTCGGCGCCAAGCTCGACAAGATCGACGCCGACGTGGCGAAGTTCTCCGAGCTGAAGAAGAAGAGCGAGCTGGAGGCGCAGGCGCTGAAGGACCGGATCGAAGAGCTGGAGGCCAAGGCCAGTTCGCCGGGCAAGACCGCCCAGGAGAAGCGCTCCACCGAGCACAAGTCGATCTTCCACGAGTGGATCCGCCAGCCGTCGCCGATGGCCGAGGCGAAGCTCAAGGACCACGAGAAGAAGATGATCGAGGCGAAGGACATCACGATCGGCACCGGCGCCCAGGGTGGGTTCGCGGTGCCGGAGGAGATCAGCCGCGAGATCGGGCGGCTCGAGCTGCTCTTCTCGCCCGTCCGGCGCCTGGTCAAGGTCGTCCAGGCGGGCACCAGCGACTACAAGGAGCTGGTGAGCAAGCGCGGGACGACCTCAGGGTGGGTGGGGGAGACCGGCACCCGGACGGCCACCGCGACCTCGCAGCTCCGCGAGCGCGCGATGACCCACGGCGAGCTCTACGCCTACCCGCAGGCCTCCGAGTGGTCGCTCGACGACATCTTCTTCGACGTGGACGCATGGCTCGCCGAAGAGGTGGCCGAGAAGTTCGCGGTCGAGGAAGGGATCGCAGTCATCAGCGGCAACGGCACCAGCAAGCCCACGGGCATGATCAACACGGCGCCGGTGGCCACGGCGGACTTCGCCTCGCCGGAGCGCTCGGCGAACGCCTACCAGCTCGTGACGTCGGACCTGACGCCGGGCGGCGTGGGGGTGTTGGCCGATTCGCTCATCGATCTGCTCTACACGCTCAACTCGGCCTATCGGGCCCGCGCGACGTGGGTCTTCAACTCGCTCACGGCCGCCGCGATCCGCAAGCTGAAGGACACGACGAATCAGTACCTCTGGCAGCCCGGTCTCCAGCTCGGCCAGCCGGAGCGCTTGCTCGGCTTCCCCGTCGAGGTGTGGGAGAACATGCAGAACGTCGGCGCCAACAACTTCCCGATCGCGATCGGCGACTGGCGCCGCGCGTACTACCTGGCCGACCGCGTCGGCCTGCGCATCACGCGCGACGCCGTGACGAACGTCGGCTTCGTCCGCTTCTATGTGCGGCGTCGCGAGGGCGGTCACGTCCTCGACAACCACGCCGCCAAGTTCCTGCAGACGCTGTAAGGACGGCTCAGACGGTGGCGGCGCGGGTGCCCGAGCGGCCCGCGCCGCCACGCTGAAAGGATCCTGCATGGCGAAGAAGAAGAAGCGGAAGTCCAAGCGCGCACGGCCGAGCGCCAAGGCGCTGCCGGGCGCACCGGAGAACAAGTGACCTGCGAGCGCGTGCAGCCCCGCGGGTGGACGGACTGCATCGTCGCGGCCACCGGGCCCTCGCTCACCGAGGCCGTCGCGGCGCGGTGTCACGGCCAGCACGTAATCGCGGTGAACGATGCCTACCGTCGGCTGCCCTCCGCCGAGGTGCTCTATGCGGGGGATGCCGACTGGTGGGAGCTGCACGCGGGCTGCCCGGACTTCGCTGGCGAGAAGTGGACGGCGCACGAGCCGGAGCTGAACGATAAGTCTGGGATCGCGGCGCGGTATGGGCTTCGCCTGGTCGCCGGCCCGCGCCGGGGCGACGCACCCGGCTTCTCGCTGGATCCGGGGCGGATCCACTACGGCAATTCGAGCGGCTTTCAAGCGATCAATCTCGCGATCCTCTTCGGCGCGACGACGATCCGCCTGGTCGGCTTCGATATGCGGACCCCGGGCCCCGGGGAGCTCCGCCACTTCTTCGGCGATCACGCGCGGCCGGAGATGAATCTCGCGAAATACGAGCACTTCCTGCCGGCGTTCCATCAGGCGGCGCGTGACCTGCCCGCGCACCTCCACATCGTGAATTGCACCCCGGGGTCGGCCCTGCAGTGCTTCCCGATGGCGACCCTCGAGGCCGAGCTCGCGACCGAGGCGAGCCGATGACCACCGCGGAGGCCCGGGACGCCGAGCACGCGAAATACGTGAAGGCCTACACCATCGAGACCTATCGCATGGGGGGCGCCCGCTATACCGATGCGGTGCGCCAGCTCGCGGAGCTGCCCTGCCGCGGCAGCTATCTCGACGTCGGGTGCGGCCGGGGCGAGATGGTCCGCGAGGCGATGCAGCTCGGCTTCGCGCCGGTCTGCGGCGTCGAGGTCGTGCCGAACCTGGTCGACGGCCGGCGCGTCATCTACGCCGAGGGGCACGCGCTGCCGTTTCTGGATCGCTCCTGGGACGTCGTCACGCTGTTTGACGTGGTCGAGCATCTCCTTCCCGGCGACGACGAGGCGGTCTGTCGCGAGCTCGTGCGGGTGGCGCGGCGGCACATCCTGATCACCGCCAACAATCACGAGTCCACGCTCCCGGACGGCACGGTCCTGCACATCAATCGGCGGCCGTATGCCGAGTGGGAGCGACTCCTCGCCGAGTGGTTCGCGCCCGGGGCGGCGGCCGTCACGGCCTGCGACAACATCGCCTACGAGCGCTCACCGATGTGGCGGGTCGACCTGTGACGATCATCGTCCATGCCGGGCACCACGAGCATCAGCAGGTTGCCGCGAAGCACATGGTGGCCGGCCTTGAGCGGCACGGCCTCACCGTGCGGTGGAACGAGCACCGGCCCTGCGATGTCGCGATCGTCTGGGGCGGCAAGCAGCGCGAGCGGGTGGTCGGCGAGGCGGGGCACGTCCTCGTCATGGAGCGTGGACACGTCGGCGACCGGATGGCGATGACGTCCTGCGGCTGGGACGGCCTCGGCCGCCGCGGGCACTATCCTCGCGCGACCGACGGGGGCGCCCGCTGGCGCGCCCGGTATCACGCGCTCATGGCGCCGTGGACCGAGCGGGTGGGGTATGTGCTCGTCATCGGCCAGGTCGATGGCGATGCCGCGCTCGGCGGCCTCGACGTCGCGCGCTGGCGCGTGGAGATCGAGCAGGCGCTCGTCGCGCGCGGGCACGTGCCCAAGTTCCGGCCGCATCCGGTGATGGCGCGACCGAGACGGTCGCTGGCCGAGGACCTCAGTGGGGCGGAGCTCTGTGTGACCTACAACTCGACGACCGGCGTCGAGGCGGTGCTCGCTGGCGTCCCGACAGTCACGCTCGACCCCGGCGCGATGGCCTGGCCCGTGACAGTCCACGAGCTGGAGGCGCCGCCGCTCCGGCCCGACCGGACCGCCTGGGCGGCCGATCTCGCCTGGACGCAATGGACCCTCGAGGAAATCGCGAACGGCGACGCATGGGCCGCGCTCGAGCCGGTGCGGGAGGGCTAGGCCCGTGCCTCTGGCTGCGAACGCCCTGGTGAGCCTGGAGACGGCAAAGGACTTTCTGCGTCTCACCGGCGACAGCGACGACGCGCGGCTAGAGGCGCTCATCAACCGGGCGAGTTATCTCTGCGAGACGTGGTGCTGCCGGCCCCTCAAGCAGAAGACCTTGACCAACGTCCGCATGATCGGCCCGTGTACGTGCCGGCTCCCGCTCCTGGCGGTGCCGGTCAAGACCGATGCCGCCGTGACCGTGAGCGTGGATGCGGTGGGGCAGACGGTCTGGCGTACCGAGGCCGACGGCGATCCGGGCACCTTCGACGTGATCCTTGCCAGCTACCACCCGGAAGGCGTGCGCGGCCCTGATCACCTCTACCGCGCGGCCGGGTGGGCGGGCGGGGCCGCGCAGCCCTATAACGTCGTCCTGACCTATACGGGCGGATTCGCGACGGTACCCGACGACGTGCAGCAGGGCTGTCTCTACATCGTGCAGCGCCTCTTTCGGGACCTGCAGAAGCAGTTGACCGACGTGGTGACGGTCTCCACGGCGGCGGGCGGCGTGACCCTGGTCGACACGGCGCTGCCGCGCGTGGTCGAGATCATCCTCACCCCTTATCGGCTGGCGGCGGTGGCCGCATGATCGAGTTCGAGCTGACCCGCCGCGGTGAGATCCCCGTCGAGTCGGTGACGCAGGCCATCGTCGCCGCCCAGAAGCGCTCGGTCGCGCTCCTCCTGAACGAGGTCACGAAGAACGTCAGCGGCCGCGTCGTCCACTCGCGCCGAGGACGACTCCGAAGCGGCCTCATGGCTCGGATCGTCGCCGGCCAGGGCCAGGTCGTCGGGACCGTCGGCTTCGACAAGACTGTCGGCTTCATCGCCCGCTTCCTCGAGCGCGGGACGCAGCCCCACGAGCTCGGCAAGGGCGCGCGCACGGCCCGGCAGGCTTACAAGGGACGGCGCGCGACGCGCTCGCGCGGGGCGCGCGTCGGCCGCCGGGGATCGGTGATGAAGTTCACCGTCGGGGGCCGGACCCTGTTTCGCCGCAACGTGTTCCACCCGGGCCTCACGCCGGCACCGATCCTCGAGTCGGCCGTCGAGATCGCCGAGCCGGTCATCCGGGGCGACTTCCAGCGCTCGCTCGGCGAGGCCCTGAACCAGTGAGCGAGCCGCTTCGTGAGCAGGCCCTCGTCGCCCTCGTGGCGCGGCTCCAGGCGATGACCGGGCTCCGGTTCTGGGGCAGTCCCTATTCCAACCCGATCCGGGTCGAGCGGAAGCTGGCGATGCCGCAGACCGTGACCCAGTTCCCGCATCTCTGCGTCCTCGAGGGCTCGCTCGACGGCACCGGCTCGACGGTCGCGATCGAGGTCACGGCGGGGACGCAGGTCGGGATGCGGCACGAATTCAAACTGCTCCTCGCCGGCTATGTCAGTGCCGACCCGGTCACGGTCGCCAGCACCTGGCTGCAGCGGCTGTGGGCCGACTGCCTGCTGACCCTCATGGCCGAAAACACGCTGGGCGGGCTCGTGCAGGCCATCCAGTGGGTGCCCGACATGGAAACGGACGAGGGGTCGCTCGACCCCATTGCGGCCTTTGTTCAGCCGCTGGTCGTGATCTTCCACGAGACGTTTACGACGGACTGAGGAGGCCCACGCATGGCGAATTTCCAGATCCCCGCGCAGCGCAAGGTCCTGGTGGCAATGAAGCCGGAGGCGACCGCCGGGACCGATGTCTTCGCCGGCACGTATCTCACAGGCGACGTGCTCCAGGTGATCGCCGACAGCGTGCGCTTCACGCAGGACCCGAACGAGATCGAGAACCTGATGACAGCGGGGAACCTTGGCCGTGCGCCGTCGGTCCTCGGGCCCCTCACCGCGCGCGTGGACTTCAGCATGTACCCGCGTGGCCGGGGCGTCGCCTATGCCGCGGGGATCCGGCCCGAGATTGATCTCCCGATGCGGGGATGCCGGCTCTCGTCGACCGTGGACGCGGGCCCCGGCGTCGAAAGCGTGACCTATCAGCCGACGGATACCGAGGAGGTCATGTCGATCTACGTCGTTGTCGACATCCCTGGCGGTGCGGCCTTGTCCGCTCAGCTCGTGGGGGCGATCGGCACCGCTCGGTTTTCGGGTCGCGCGGGCGAGATGTTCCGAATCGACTTCTCCTTCATGGGCGCGCTGCAGGAGCGTGCCGACATCACCTATGTCAGCGGCACGCTCGCCACGACGCCGCAGTTCCCGACGCTCAAGTCATCGCTCTTCCAGATCGGCTCGACGAACTACGCCCCGCGGATCGCGGAGGTCGGCTTCGACATCGGCAACCGGATCATCCCGATCCCCTCCATCAACTCCGCGCAGGGGGTGGTCGGTCATACGGTCATCGACCGGCGCCCGGAGTTCACGATCGACCCCGAGGCCGACCGCGAGGCCAACTCCGGCTGGTGGGACGCGCTCTCGGATGGCGATCCCATGAAGGACATGTCTTTTCAGCTCGGCTCGGTCCAATACAAGCGGATGAAGCTCCAGGCGAGCGCCACCAGCACGCCCGGCAGCACGGTCCAGGTGGTCGCCCAGAGCTTCAACGCGCGGAACGGGATCATGTCCCTGCCGACGCGCCTCCTCGCCACCATCGACGCCCCCAACAACGACTGGAAGATCGTTTTCGATTAGGAGAACCACCGTATGACTACCACGCCGCCCGCACTCGCGACCGTCAATGGCCTCATGAGGGCCACGCAGGTCGAGGTCGAGCTCTCACCGGAGCTCGAGGCCCTGCTCAGTCGGAAGACCGTCATCGTCCGGCGGATCCCGCCGAGCACCTTCTATGCCCTGTTTCCCTATGTGCCGGCCGAGGTCGCGATGGCCGGTCCGGAGGAAGCGACGCTCCCACCGGAGGAGCGGCGCCGGCTCCAGGCCGAGCGGGTGCGCTACCGCGTGGACGTGGAGCAAGTGAAGTACCGCGCCCTAGCCCTGACCCTGGTCGAGCCGCGGATGACCGAGGAGGAGGTCGAGCGCCTGGGCGACGAGGTCGAGCCGATCTATCGCGCGATGCTGCGGCTCTCGAAGCTGCTGAAGGAGCCCGAGACGGAGACCGCGTCGAAGGAGGCCGTCGCGAGTGAAGCGCCCTCGGCTTAAGTTCCCGATCGAGCTGGACATCGCCGGCGAGCGGATGACGTTCGTCGGCTGCGACATGCTCACGGGCTGGTTCTTCCAGGGCTTCCCGGATCCAATGCCGCTGACCGAGTGCTGGCACAAGGAAGGGGACCCCGAGAAGCAGCAGCTCGTTCAAGGGATGGACCAGTGGCACAACGACATCCTCTGCCGCGGGGTCTGGCTCATCGACGAGCGCGCCGAGGAAGAGCAGGCCGCGCGGGCTCAGGGTGCCGAGGTCCGGCCGGTCTGCCGCCGCCTCACGCCCGAGCTCGTCCAGCGCCTCGGCGATCAGCGCGACCGCGCCGTCCTCGCCTACTTCAGCGGGATCGGCTGGATCCGCCCAGAGAACCCCGGATATATCCCGCCGTCCGGCACCCTACCGCGCCGGTTGCCTCCCCTCGACGATCCCTTCGCCGCGCTCGAGCAGCGGACCGCGATGACGCGGATCCCGAGTAAGAACGTCCTCCTCCACATCAAGCATCTGGCGGGGGCGGCGGGGACGGCGGCCCACGCGATCTGGCGTCGCTGGTGGATCAGCGAATTCCTCTGGACGTGGCGCGCCGCCGAGCTGGAGCGCTCCGAGCGCGCGAAGGCGGGCGTCGGATCCCGCAACGGCGGCGGCGGCGGACGGACCCTTCCCGAGGACTGGGCCCACATCGGCGTGGAGGCCTGAGCGTGGCAGGTAACGACCTCGTCATCACGATCACCGCCCGGGACCAGGCGACCCAGGTCCTGCAGAACGTCCGCCAGGAGATGCGGCTGTTCGGGCCCTCCGGCGAGACGCTGGTCGACTTCTCGAAGCGCACCGAGGACGTCAATAAGAACCTCCTCAACCTCGAGGCCGGAGCGGGCCGGAGTGCCCGCAGTGTCCGCGCCCTGGTCGCGCCGCTGGCGAGCGAGCTGTCGCCGGCGCTGAGCCAGACCTCGGCCCAGATCGTCAACGTCGTCCAGAGCGCCAGCCTGCTCGGCTCCCGCATGGGCGCGCTGACGCTGGGCGCGGCAGGCCTCGCGGCCATCATGGGCGGCCGCCTCCTCGAGGCGTGGCAGGCGAACAAGGACGCGATGCGGGAGTTCGACCGGGCCATGAGCTCGGCGGACTTCGGCCGGATCACGGGCCAGGTTCAGGGGCTCCGGATGGAGCTCGAAAAGCTGGACCAGCGCGAGAAGGAGCTGCGCGCAGCGCGCGGCGGGCTCGGGCCCGGCTTCGGCCCGGTCGACTTCCTCCTGGGCGAGAGCGTCCTTGACCTCCGGAACGTCCGGAGTCGCCGCGGGCAGGCTTTCGAGAACCTGCAGGAGGCCGCGCGTCGGCAGCAGCTGACGATTCAGGGTCGCCAAGCGAGCGACTTCACGCGCGCGGAGATGGACGTCGGCGCGACGATCGAGGCACCCGAGGCCAGCGGCCTCGAGATCCGCCGCCGGATCGGGGACCTGCAGCGCCAGGTCGTCGAGGTCGGGATCCTCGACCCGATCGAGCGGGCCTTCCAGTCGGCCCTCCGCGAGGCCCAGAACCTGCGCGAGCAGCCGGGCGGCGGGCCCGAGCAGGCGCAGCTCGCCGACGCCATGATCCGGCGGGCGCGGGCGATCCGCGACCAGGCCGTCACGGATCGTCGTCTCTCCTTCCAGGCGCGTCCCATCGAGGGCATCGACGACGTCGGGCGCTTCGAGTCCATGGCGCCGGGGATCGGAGTCTCCCCGCTCGTCGTCTCGGACGTCCAGCGGCGGCTCTTCGAGATCGAGGCGCGCGAATTCGAGGGTCGCGCGGCCGCGCCCGAGCCCGGGATCGAAGACGTCGGGCGGTTCGAGAGTCTCGCGCCAGGTGTGAGGGACGCCGCCGGCGAGTCGGCGATCGGCGCGGGCCGCCGCGCCGTGACGGACGCCGACGAGCGGGGCCGTCTCCGGGCCCTCGACCTCGGCCGCGAGAGCCTTCAGATCGACCAGCAGATCATCGAGCTCGGGCGGCAGCGGATTGACCTGACGGACGCCCAGCGCGACGCCCTCGAGCTGTCGATCTCGATCCAGCGGGAGCAGCTGCAGCTCGCCGACCTGACGATCCAGCGCGAGCGCGAGCAGATCCCGGCGGTCCAGGAGCTCATCGACCGGAAGAAGGAGCTGGTCTCCGCGCAGGAGGCGCTCACCCGGTCGGTGATCGAGCAACAGCGCTTCGAGCGGACGGATGCAGCCGGCGGGATCGCCGCCGGGGTCCGCGACATCGAGAACGACGCGGCCAACGCGGGCGAGCGTATGCATCGGGCGTTCGTGAGCAGCTATCACGACATTACGCGCAGCTTCGGCGACATCGTGGTCGACGGCTTGTTTAACCAAGGCGACAACGCCGCCGAGATCGGGAAGGCGCTCGGCAAGCGCTTGGTGGCCGGATTCGTCGACCAGATCTCGACGCAGCTGTTCGCACGCGCCTTCGGGGCCCTCGGCTCAGCCTTCGGCACGGGGACCGCCGGCACCGGCGCGCGCGTGTTCACCGCGATCCCCGGCGTCGCGAGTCCGTTCGCGCTGGCGGGCGGGGAGGGCGCGGCGGTCGCCAACGCGGCGGGCAGCGGCTCCCCGATCTTCTCCTCGACCTATCAGCCGTTCGCCTCGCCTGGTGGCGGCGCCGCCGCGTCACCGGCCGGCATCCGCCCGAGCGGCGGGATCCCCGGCACCATGCCCGCGCAGACCGGCGTCCTGGATGCGATCGGCCTCGGGGGTCAGGGCGCCCTCGGGCAGTTCACCGGCGGGTTCTTCGGGGCGTCGGTCTCAGCCGTCGACTTGGTCTCGGCCTACTCGATCGGCGGCTTCCAGGCGGTCGCGGCGGTGCAGGCGGGATATGTGACCGTCGCCGGCGGCCAGCTCGTCCCGAGCGTCTCCTACCTCCAGGCGGTCAGCGTCGGGACCCAGGGCTTCGAGGCGGCGACGGCCACGGCCAGCGCGAGCGTGCAAGGCGCGACAGCAGCCTCCGGGGCGAGCACCGCCGCCGGCGTCGGGGCGACGGCCGCCGCCGCTGCCGCCGGAGTCCTCGCGGCCGCCGCGCTCGCCTACACGGCCTACAACGCCTACCAGACCGGCGACGTGGTGGGCGGCGCGGTCGGCGGTGCGGTCTCCGGCGCGGCCCTCGGGACCGTGATCTATCCCGGCGTCGGGACTGTGGTCGGTCTCGTGGTCGGCGCCGCGATCGGTGGCGTGTCCGGCCAGCTCGGCAAGGAAGAGCAGGAGGTCGCGGGCGACCGCCGACGGAACGAAGCCGACCGCCAGCGCCGCGGAGCCTGGATCTACCAGGACCTGATGAACGCGATCCAGACGGGCGTGGATCAGGAGGACACCGCCGGGCAGACGGTTCGGACGGGGCACTCAGTCGGCGGGCTCCTGCTGGGCGTGGCCGCGCTGAACCAGAGCGGCTTCCTGAGCCAGGCCCCGTGGGGATGGGGCCCCAGCGAGAACGCCCGGAAGACCCTCGAGATCCTCACGACCGGGCTCGGCTATAGCCAACCGATCCTTGACTTCGAGTGGGACCGGCTCAATTCGACCGCGGAGCTGATCGCCTCGTGGCACAACCCGCGGGGCATCACCGAGGGCGACATCGAGATCGCCAGGAACGCCGAGGCGCTCATGGCCGCCTTCGCGAACAAGCAGGGTCAAACCATCCTCATCGGCTACGACGAGCAGCTCTCGACGGGGCTGCGCGGCTCGGCGGGTGGCGTCACGCGGACGACACTCCTCCGCTCCGACCGCTCCCGCGAGGCGGCGGGCCAGGACATCTTCATCGTCGGCAACACGACGGACGGCCTGGACGATAACCAGCTCGTCCGCCTGATGAACCGGATGGTGAAGCTCGACCGCGACGGGGACCTCAAGATCCTCCGCATCGAGTCGGACGACGGGGCGACCGTGACGACTGGGAACTGGTCGGTCTGACATGCCCATCGTCCAGCTCGGCAATGCTGCTCACCAGTTCCAGCAGAGCGCCGCCGCCCGGCGTCGAGACACGCTCCCGCCGAGAGTCCGGAGCCAGGCCGAGCTCGCCGCTGCGCCAGCGGCGCCGGCGTCGCAGCTCGAGGCGCCGCGCGCAGGCTTCTTCTATCCCCGGATCATTTACGGAGGCGGGAGCCAGCTGGACTTCACCACGCCGGCGAACCCGCTGCCGAGCGAGGGCGCGGTCAAGGGCGAGAACATCTCCCTGAACGGCTTCCAGGAGACGCTCTTCGTCCGCGACGAGGACCGGCTGACGCTCGGCTTCACGATCCTGCATCGGGACAACCTGATGCAGATCCGGGCCTGGTGGAAGGACTGGGCGAAGCTCGGCCGCCAGAGCGCGATCATCCTCGACCGCTTCGACACCTGCACGACGCAGTACGAATACATGCTCTTCAACACCTACTTCGACAAGGCGCATTGCCTCTACAACCCCTTCGAGCCGAAGCGCTTCATCGTGTCCCAGCAGCTCTTCGTCCTCCAGCTCGTCTTCCGCCAGGGCCGGAGCGGCAATTGAAACTCGAGAACCTCGTCCACCGAGCCGAGCGGATCAAGCGGGCGACGCAGCCCGTCTATATCGTCCAGTTCTGGCACATCCGGGAGTACGGCTTGCCGTTCGCGTACCCCTTTAGTCGCGTGTTTTCCAGCGGGTACGTCAAGGAACCGCTCCAACCCGTCCTTGAATGCATCGAATCGGTCACCGGGGGCCCGGCGCAGATCGTCCCGGAGCAGGGCCGCGCGGCCATCGGCGGCTTCCGGTTCGATTGCGTGGACCTGGACGGCGAGGTCCTCCGCTATTTCTCATCCCCCCAGCTCGCGCTCCTCGATGCCGTCTCGGCGAGCGCGCCCGGCGTCGGCGAAGCGCTTCGGCTGAACGATGTAAGCGGCCTCCCCGCCTTCGGCACCATCGAGGTCGGCCCGGTCGGCGTCGCCGCCACGCTCGAGCGCATCCGGTATTCAGCGAAGGACGTGTCCGCGAACAGCATCACGGTCTCAGGCCGCGGGGTGGACGACACTGCCGCCCTGGCCCATGCCGTCGGGACGTTCGTCACGAATGGCGAGCAGATCCGCTCGGGGCAGCGCTGCCGCCTCCTGAGTGGGTACCAGACGATGGTCCACTCCGCCTTCATGGAGTCGCAGCGGGTCGAGGTGGTGGACCGGAATACGGTCGACATGATTCGCGCGAGCTTCACGGTCGACACCGCCGACATCACGCGCGCGCTCCGGCGCGAGGTCTTCCTGACCGCTACCCAGGACGCGCCCTTCGTGATCGGAGGGCACCCGTTGACCATCGCGCTCCAGGTCCTCATGTCCACGGGGGGGGCCGGGACGTTTGGACCCTACGACGTCCTGGCGGCCGAGAACGGCCTCGGGATTCACCCGGACTTCATCAACGTCGCCGAGATCGAGGCCGCGCGGAACGAATTTCCTAGCGACGGCTACTGCTTCACGATCACCGGCCCGGAGATGGCCAAAGGCTGGCTGGAAGATCAGATCTTCAAGACGATCAATGCCTACCCGCTGGTGCTCGAGGACGGGCGACTGACGGTCCGCCTCTACACGCCGGTGCTGACGTGAGCCTCACGAGCCGGGAGAAGGTCCTGTTCGTCCAGGTTGCGCACGGGCGGGCGATCATGGCCCCCGATCCGCTCACGGGCTGGTGAATGCTGTCTGAGGTCGCGCTTCGGCGAGGCGCGCGGCTCCGCTGGAACGAGCATGGGAACCACGTCGCCCAGGACGAGGCCAGCCAGACGATCATCCTCGAGGTCGCGGAGGACCTCCGGACGTGGCTCGGCTATGCCTCGGTTGACGAGCTGCGCGCGGATAGCGTCGGGGGGCGGCTGCGTCGGCTGCGCGAGCGCGAGCGGGCGGGATCATGACGATCACCTCGACGCGCGTGCATACCGCGACCATTGTCGACGGGTGCGACCTGCGCGGTATCTCCTGCATGGGGAGTAAGCGCCACCTGGTCCGGCTCGACGACAACCACCCGGGGGCGGGCGCGGGGATCTTCACGCAGCGCTACATCCTCTCGACCGACGACGGGATGACCTTCGGCGAGCAACCTGAGCAGACGGCGCCGTTCCTGCCGCTCGGCCCGATGCTCAGCGTGAGCCCGAATGTGCTGATCGGCGGGTTCGGCGCAGGCCACGTCGATGATCCGTATGGGCCCTTCGCTCTCATCAGCCGTAGCACGGATGGCGGGGCGACGTGGTCGGCGGGGATCAGCGCGGACCTCTACTCGACCCTCGCCGAAGAAGATTCCGACATCTTCGCCTTCGTGCGCCTCGACGTCTCCGGCGAGATCCTGGCCTTCGGGGGCGCGACGGTGGCGGGCAGCGGCCTCCGGTATCAAGTGCTCCGCAGTCTTGACAGCGGCGCCTCCTTCGCGCTCTTCGCCCAGGTGGGCACCAACCCGAATAGCCCGCTCGCCGTCGTGAACGCAGCCGTGTATGCCGGGGACGGGGTCGTCCTCGCGGCGGGCAGCTTCCTCGGCGGAGCCTCCCCGACCATCCCGATTTGGCGCTCGGAGGACCGCGGACAGAACTGGGTGGAGGTGAGCCTGCCGACCCCGGGCGGCTTCGGAAGTGTCGCCTGCTTCGCCTCGATGGGGGGTGGCGTCGTGCTCGCCGGCGGCCAGGTCGAGCGGCTGGATAACGACCTGCACGTCGAAGCCGTCGTCTGGCGCTCGACCGACTTCGGGCAGACGTGGACCGCGTATATCCTGCCCGAGCAGCCGTTCCATGGCGGCGGGGGGCTGCAGCGGTACACGGTCAACGCGCTGCGGCCGATGACGACGTCGAAGGTCGTGGCGGGCGTCAGCATCTTCGGCCCGCCAGTGAGCGTGAAGAATTGGCGCCTCTCGACGGACGGGGGCGCAACCTTCCCCGACACCGGAGTCGAGACCTCGTCGGTCACCGGCACCGCGAGCGTCGTCCGGGAGATCACGGGCGCGGACGACGGGGCCCTGCTGACGGGGATCACCAAGTTCAACGGGATCATTGAAATCTGGCGCAGCACCGTCGATGGCTTCAACGGGCCTGGGCCGTGTGCGAGCTCGTTCGCGGGCGGCGAGCCCCCGCCCGGGGCCAGTCCGTGTAGCACGCCATTCCGCAATCGGATCGGCGCCTGCGTCGATACGCTCACCGACGACGACATCATCCGCGCGAAGTGGCAGTCGGGCGACCGGCTCGTCATCAATCGCGTGATCTTCTCGATCGACTGGGACCATCTCACCCAGCAGTTTACGAAGCACGTCATCTACACCTTCGGGCCCTCGGTGAAGAAGTACGGCCTGCGTCCCGCGATGCGGATCGAGTCGAAGGGGATTCGGAGCGCGCCCACGGCGTGCAACGGCAGTGTCCAGGGGTGCGCCCTCTCGATGTTGGACGAGAGGGCCTTCAATCTCGGCGCCCGCTTCGCGGACCCGCCGCCGATGCTCAATGCCGACATCTTCTACCGGAAGCACACCTGGGAGCCGAGCGACATCATCTGTGTCACGTCGGCCTTCGTGCCGAACACGATTGCCGGGCGGCGCGGGATTACGAACGAGGCCTTCGAGATAGTCAACATCCAGCAGCAGTTCGCGCCGGAGGGAAAGATCATCCTCACCCTCCTGGACGTCGAGGCCATCACCCTCCCGGAGCCGCCGGAGCGGTTCGTGGTCCAGAACGAGGCCGAGATGCTCGCCCGGATGCGCGAGAAGGACTACCGGCTCACCGAGGTCCCGCCGCCGCTTCGGGAGATCATCCGCTCGCGCGTGCTGCTCTCCGAGAAGGGGCGGAAGCCCAAGAAGGAACCACCGCCGCCCGACGCCACGCCCGAGTATGTCCACGACCCGCGCGGCTACTTCCCGGGGGCCCCCTGATGGGACTCGCGACCGTGGACTTCCGCCAGGCCGGCGGCCAGCTCCTCGAGTACGAGATGGTCCACTGCCGCCACTGTCGGGCCGGCATCCCGAAGCGCCTCTATCCCGACCAGGAGAAGGCCCCGGGGGCGATCCTCCGCGCCGAGAAAGCGCAGGGCGGCTTCTGCTACCCGTGCGGCGGGGCGATCTGCCTCGCCTGCATCCCGAAGCCCTGTCAGCCCTACATGAAGACGATCGAGCAGCTCCACACCGCGATCCAGAGGGCGATCAGCCGCAACGCACTGGCCGACCTCCTGGGCCTTCAAGGGAGGTAACACACCATGGCGCTCTACACTGGTTCTCGACTCAACCGCACCCCGACCGGCTCGCAGGACGAGTGGACGCTCGACGCCGCCTCTGGCGAAGTCGGCGCGCTCTACTTCGTCGAGGCGGGCGCGGAGGCGACGGCGACCTTCGCGATGCGGACGCGCTGGACGTACTCGAGCGCCGCGAGCGGTTCGCTCACCGCGCTGACCAGCATCCTGAAGACCGACCCCGCGCAGCAAGCGCTCACGAACCTGATCAACTTCGGCTCGCCCTACGCGACCACCCAGCCGACCCTCGACGCCGGCGACTGGTACGCCGAGGGCTGGAACGCGCACGGCGGCCTGGTGCGCTACCAGGCAGGGCTCCCGCAGGACGAGCTCGTCATCATCGGCCCGAAGCTCGTGTCGTGCCGGACCGTGGTCGGCGTGCAGGTGTCCGACTACATCTGCAAGTGGCGGGAGTTCTAAGGCGTGGCGACCACGAAGGCCGCCTACGCCTCGTCGGCGTCGATCACCATCACGCTCAATTCGCTCGGGAGCGGATCTGCCCGGGAGTCTACGGCGATTGACAACACCAGCAACCTCTACCTGGACGCGCATGTCCGCGTGACTGTCAACGTCGGCTCGGTCACTGGCGCGCCGCAGGCGCTGGTATACGCCTATGGTTCGGAGGACGGCAGCCTTTACCCCGATACGGTGACGGGGTCGGACGCTGGCATCACGCTCGAGAACCCAACCGTGATACGGCTCGCGGCGACCATCCCGACCCCCACGGGCAGCAAAGCCTACGAGTCGGACGTCTTCTCGATCGCCCGCCTCTACGGCGGCGTGCTCCCGCGCAAGTGGGGGATCGTGGTCGTCAACTCGACAGGGGCGGCGCTGTCGGGCTCGGGCAACAGCGCGAGCTATACCGGGATCAATCTGACCGCCGCATGATCGGACTCTGGCAACCGGAAGTCGGCCGAAGGCTGTCGGGTCACCCCATCACGAACGGGCTCGTGATGGCGGTGAACTTCGCCAAGACAGACGGCGTGGTGACCCTGATCGACGTTCCGATCATTCCCGAAGATACGGGGATAGCCGGACCCGGGTCCTACGTCTCGGGGAACGTGACCTATACGAAGGGGATCAACCAATACGGCCATTGGGCGGGCTTCAGCGGGGCCGGGCTGAATAGCAAGTTTGACTGGCCTCGCAGCGACTTCGTACCCGCGAGCGGCGGCTGCACGATTCTCCTGCTCTACGAAAAGGGCGACGGCTCCAATCGCCAGTCCGTGGCGTTCGGCCTCAACAACAACAACGTCGCCGCGGAGCAATGCACGGCCACCCTGCCGTGGAGCGATGGGACGATCTACTTCGACTACGGGGGCAGCGGTGAGGGGAGCAACCGCCTCTCCGTGGGTGGCCTCACGTTCGGGGCCGACCGGATGGTCTTCACAACCGGCGGCCGGGGCATGGAAATCTGGCAGAACGGCATCAAGCGCGCCTCGAATGGAGCCAACCCGACCCGGACCGCTGCGCCCACGGTGCCCTTTGTTCTCGGCGCGCGCTCGGCGCAGGCGCTCTTTAGCGACGTCGCCCACTACAACCTCTTCGCCATGTGGGCGCGCCAACTGGCGACCGAGGAAATCCTGATGATCTCCCGGGATCCCTACAGCCTGTGGGGCTTCAATTC